CAAAGCAACCTTTTGGAGCAATTCCAGCATATCCATGCCCGATTCAACGGGGATAACCACGGTTTCCTGCTTCGGTTTCGGCTTTCGGCCCGCACCAGGGCGAAACCAAATCAGCCGCCAGTGCATCACGCGACCCGATGATAATCGTCAAGTCCAAAGACAAAGACGAGGATTTTGAAGGCCAGAACTTTGTGCGTAAGGCCATTGCTCGCACGATTGCCAAGATGGACGGCGAGAGCGCAGGCCTGATTGCCGAAATGCGCTGGGGCAAAAGCAACCCGATGCTGGTGGAAGTCATCAAAGCTGGCGTTGCTGGTGGTGGCTCCGGCTCTGGTGAGTGGGGCGCTGAACTGGTAGCCGCTGACGGTCGCTACATGGGTGATTTCATCACCTACCTGTACGCCCAGACCCTTTACCACCAGCTTCCCCTGCGTGAAGTGCCTGCCAACGTGACCATCAAAGGTCAGGACGGCGTGGCTACCGGCTACTGGATAGGTGAGTCCAAAGGCATCCCGATGAGCAAGCCAGACTTCAGCACGGTCAACCTGACCCCGCTGAAAGTCGGTGCGCTGACCACGATGTCCAAGGAACTGCTGCGGGATTCTTCTCCCTCTGCGGAAATGTGGGTGCGTGACGCGCTGGTACAGGCTGCTGCACAACGGATTGATACGACTTTCGTGTCTAACACTGCCGCAACGGCTGGCTCAACCCCCGCCGGTATTCTCCAGAACATCCCCGGCACAACCTCCGAAGGTACTGACCTGACGGGCTTGACCAACGACATCAAAGAGTTGAAAGCGCGTTTCATTAACGCTAACAACTCCGGTGGCTTGGTCTGGTGTATGAACCCCGGTCTTGCTTCTGCGATTGGCTTGATGCGTAACTCTCTGGGTATCAAGGAGTTCACGGAAATCAACGAGAACGGCGGCATGTTGGAAGGCAACAAGGTGTATGTGAGTGAGAACATCACGTCTACCCGCCTGTCCCCGATGTAACTCCTCGGCACTCACAGGGCGCTTTTCAGGCGTACCGCCGAAAGGGTTTGTTTTCTTCAGGAAATCCACGCGACCTTCCAGAGCTAGAAATAACTCCGGCATGGGTGTGTGCCATGTTTGCTCAGGCGTCCAGTTAAGCCACCCCGTTCCTATCTTGAAAACGTGGTCAACAAAACAGAACGAGGGGTCTACTTTCCCTCGTCGGGTTCCTTGTCGTCGGCGTCTTTACCCGTGGGGTTCATCAGCAGCACAAGGTATTCCGTGACCTTCGGCATCAGGTTCACAACGCCCGCCGAGAAGACTTTCTCCCGCAGATCGTCCATGTCCTTCTGTCCAACATTGGATGCAGCCGAAATCACAAACGCGACAGTTTCCAGATTCATGCTCGACAGCTCTTGAATAGCAGGACGCAGCCCGCCAAAGCGATTCTCGATTTTCTGGAATGCTTTTAGCGTCGGCTTTAACGTCACCGTGTCGCCGTCCAATTCAATATCCACTTGGCCGTAGCTGGCTTTGCTCATAAAGTGTCTCGGTTAGAAAAAGAAAAGAGGGCCGAAGCCCCCCTATTAGACGTAGATAATGTCGGAGTTGACGCGTATCTCGCTGTTCGCCATGACTACGTTGTTTGCGCCTGAAACACCAATAACAAAGCTCCCGACCTTTCCAGAGAAATACTCGGTCACGCCTGTCAGAACGCGCTTGAATCTGTAGTTGTTGGTTGATGTGTCGGCTGACGCGAGAAGCAATAGCTCCTGACCGCCTGACGGAGACGCAGAAAGGATTTCGTCATTCAGCGCCATCGTCACATTCAGGGTCCCGGCGTCTTTTGCCCCTTTCAGTTTTTGCACCCTCCCGTCGCCAAGCCCTGTAAAGGTCACCTCGGCAGATGTGTCGCCAAGATCGCCAAGCGCCTCTGTTTGTTCGCACTCGCGCCAAGTCAGGGCGATATACGCGCCAGATGTTGCGGGCACTGTCCCTGCAACGGTTGCGATGTACAGTTTCTTACCTGCACCTGTTTGAATAGCCATAGCTCTCTCCTCCCCATTAAAGGGGTGTTCGATTGGTTACTGAGGTTTAATGGGTCGTTAAGATTCGGAGCGTCATATGCCCCATGAACGTGAGATTGTCAGGCTCACGATTCGTCCGCTTGCGCTCCACCCGTACCGAATGAACGGCTCCGGTTGAAAGCGTGAGCGGAGAATTATTTATCGCGTCAAGTTGGGACATAATGCCCATCACTTCTGCCTGCCCTCGAACGCGCGACCAGATAGACAGGTAGACGAATCGCCTGTCCATTCTGGAATTGGTGAAATCTTCATTATTGATATTGGTGCTATCAATTACCACGTAGGGGTAAGTAGCTTTCTGCGGCACGGCATCGTGAACGGGACACGTTACTAGCGCGTCAATCGCCGCTATAAGCGCGAGGTGTAAAGCACTGGTTGGCTCACTCACTGGATGCCACCTGTAGCGCAGTGTTCACCGCCGCCCTCACTTCAGAAACCAGCCATGTTTTATTGCTATCCCAAGCGGGCTGCACAAAGGGCGTTGCCGGTTGTGGTGGAATGTTCAAATCCGGAGATCCTTTCGTGCCAAACTCTAACCAGTAGGCTTTAAAGAATTGCCATGCGTTGTACTTCGATTTCTGCGAAACATAGAGCGTGGTATTAAATGGCGACTTGTTGACAGAAATAGATTCCGCCCCCGGTCCTATCACTGCCGTCATATTGTCCCGCCCGTATTTAATGGCGACCGACGCGAGCATATCGCCGGTCAAGTGGTGAGACTGCCCGTTAATCAGAATGTCTGTCTCGATAGCCTCCGCGCCTTTCCTGATTGCCGCCTTAACACCCGTGACTGTCTCAGGCTCAATCCGTCGCAGGGTCTTACGGAGTTTAGAAACTCCCGCATAGCCTCTAGCCTGATTCTGCTTGGCACGGGAAAAGCTCACATCGCACCCCCGCGCTCTGCGTCGATGTACATATAAGGCTCAAGGGGTCCGTTGTCGGCTATGAACTTAATGTTGTAGTCCACGCTATTCCAAACGATGATGTTTGCCTCGGCTAAATCACTGCGTTGGTGGATGTAAAACCGATAATCCGCATAGCCTTCGGTCTGGTCTGAGCGATTGCGCTCGTTACCGCTCATTGGCCTAGTTTTGGCGTAGACCTCGGCTATCAGTGTTCGCGTATTGGATAACGTCCCGTAACTGTCTGCCGTCTGGGACTTGCTATAAATCCCAATGAACTCGTTCAGGGTCATAGCGAGTTCCATCGCTTGTACTGTTCGGTCAATGACAAGACGGTATTGGCTGATGGCGATACGGTGTTGTTGCCAACAATCGTTTCCCCGCCGTTGTCAAAAAACTCTTTTACCTTGACCAGGATGGCGTGGCGCAAATCCGCAGGGACGTTTTCTCCGTAATCAATCGGGCTGTTTGCGGTGTCATATCCTGCTAACAGGGTAATACGAACACTTCCAGGCTTATTGGCACAGGTCGTTGGCCAAGTCCCTACAGGCTGGATAACGGGATAACGCCCGCTCACCCGTGAATAGTAATTAGTGTTCGCAACCAGTGTCTGCTCGACATTGCTTAGGTCGTCATACTTGACGCTTATAACCCCTTGAACCGGAGACACAGGAATGTCAATCGCGTCATCAGGGAACCCGTCCAGCTCAATCCGGACAGTTTGCTCAACCAGCAGCATTTCGGTCATAGACTCTATCGCCGATGTCGCCGCCGCAATGTACGCCGTGATGCGGGCATCGTGAGCGTTTGAGGTGACCCTGCAATGCTCCTTGGCTTCCGTCAATGTGACGGGATAGCCCGCAGGTGGTGTCACCTTTACTATTGTCATGCTAATACGTCCTCAAGACTCGCCCGCCTGAATTGAAACAGCGCCGTTGTTCGTGTGCAGTTGATGACCTCGATCCCTTGTGAGGCGAGGTCATAGGCCAACTGCGTAAACTTTGGAATGTGTACCGATGGGTTTTTGTTTCTCAACCCCGCCGGATGGTCGCCAAAGAAATGCGACTTTCCCTCTGTCCATTGCATATCGAACCCGAGCAGATAAATGATTCTCGCCCCGAGTAAGTACGCTAAATTGATCGCCTGCGCCCCGCTGTTGCCGTTGGTTCGGATATGGTCAAGTCCTAACCCAAGTCCCTCGCGGCTCGGTACGGCCTCAAGCCCGCGCTCCTGCGCCCATTGCCTTTCATCATCACCGCCGTACTGCGTGAACCGGCGTTCGGCTTTGACGTTGTGCAGATGGACGTTCCACCATGCTTGGTCGCAGGCGTAGTGGTAATCGGCCTCTATCAGTCTATAGGCGTCGGATACTGCTAGGGTTTCAAATCTTGCGACAGCGTCACAGTCGGCCTGCGTTAAGCTCGGACCGCTGGCTATGACGAATATGCTTCGTTCCATATCTCGTCGTGTTCAGCCGGAACCCAATCCTCGATCCACGGCCCGCCGTTAGTAAAATGGGCTAGCCTTGGGTATTCGGGTTTAGTGGTTACGTTAACCAGCCAATTCCACTCATGCGGTAATTCGCCTATCTCGGAATCGTGCAGCCAATAAAAATCATGTAAATCCCTGCCGGGACGCTCATTTACGTCTTGTAGGCTTAACCTCCTATTCGCCGGGTGATCCGTGTTATACAGGCAAACGCTGCTCCAGTTCTTTCTTGGGTAATGCGTTTGCTGCATCCCGCCCATTTTCAACCCATGCCCGAAGTGGTTGTGTTTCACCACCATCACCGCCTTGTCAGGGTCGGCTATCGCTAATAACTCTCTGGGATTGGCCATAAAGACCACATCGCAATCCGCGAACAGCGCCCATCCTGATTGACAGAGAATCGGCACTAAGAATCTCGATACCGCAAACTCGGTTGAACAAGGCGCATTACTGGCCATGTCGTACATCTGGCCGCGCTTATCGACTGTGCGCCTCAGCAGACCTACGCAATGCAGCCGTGCTGCATTTAACGGCTCTGGCTTGGTGTTCGTATGCCTTGCGAGACTCTTGCAGGCAACGCGATACGCGGCGTCCTCGGCCTCATCATATCCAAGGTAGATTTTCACACCTTGCGGGCCTCTATCCTCATGTCCCTGTGTTCACGCCCGCTGTTGTGGTACTGAGTCGGTAAGTGCTTGGCGTCTGTGAATCCGTTCTCGCCGAGGAATTGCATCAACTCCTCCGCGCCCCATGCCCACGGGTGGCACATCAGCTTGTCCTTTAATCGGTAGTCGCCGTACAACCCCCATCGCCCTAACTGGTCGGGGTGCCTACCCTGTCTCCCATCAACGATGTTCTGGCAGCACTTGATAAGGTCGGGTAGTTCAAGGATTAACAGCCCTCCGGACTTCAGAAGGCGTCGCCACTCCGTCAATACCGCAGGGCATTCCCATTGATAGAAATGCTCAAAGACGTGAATGGCTTCAATCGTATCGGCACACCCATCGTCTAGCGGGATTCGCTCGACTAGCTCGCCCTCACCGTCAAAGGTGAACGCATACAACAAGTCGGGCGCTCTCGGTGCCTTCGGGTTGTGGACGGCATCTATATTGAAATAGCCGTCCTTGACCCTGTGGCCGCAGCCCATGTTGATGCGTATGCTATCCATTGCCATGCAAGGTCCGCTTCTTGTGTCGCGTATTGCCACCATGCCAGACGGTGGAGAAATTCAATTCTGAGCGCCTCGCTGGGTTGCCTCTCAAAATCGGCTAGTTTTGACGGGTAGATACTCGCCGCCGCCCCTGCGTCACACACAACAGGAACACCCATCCGGCAGGCGTCTATCGCTACGTTGCTGTGTCGGCACACCACCAGAGAGGCGATATGCAATAGCTCATCAAGCGGGCCTTCTGAGACATCGTGATAGATCACCCCGTCCTCATGGGGACGCTTCGGCTTTGGCCGGTAAACAATCCGCTTGTCCGGAAAGGTCTGGCGAATCTCTTTAGACTTGCGCCTTGCCCACCCATCGGCGCCGACCGCGTTCGATTTAGGGCCGTTGCCGATCAGTAAAATAGGGCCCTCAGGGTTGCCAGTCTTTCCTGTCGTTAGTCCTGCGGCGTCAAATCGCGCTGAACCTGGATACTCTCCCCACATCACCTCGCGGGGATGGTTCCCATTGACCGACATGCGGAAGGTCTTGCCATTCCGCTGCCAGTAGGGCAAGTCCCACGCGATAAAGTTTTTCCCTTGCTGTAAATGGCCTTCTGCCGCACTAAAGCGGTACGCCCCACCTAATCCGTAGAGGATTAAAACGTCACAAGGTTGGTACGTTTTCGAGACTCGGGCATCTATCCCTAGTCCCTGCGCTGATTCATACAGTGCGTTGAGAAATCCAACCGCCTTAGTGGAGGTGTCGGGCGTTATCAGGATTCCGTATACCAAACGCCACCACCTCGGTTTTCTGCATATAGACCATGCCGTCAACTGTCAGGGCTTCGGCTTTCTTCACCCACCCGCGCTCGTTGGTGTATCCGCGCTCCTGCCATTCGATATTCGGAAACAGGATAGGCAATGTATTTGCCGTGATTCTCCAGTAGTCGCTTGGATAAGCGTGTACTCTCCACACAAACGGGACGCTAACCAGTATCGTGGCATTCGGTTTCATCAACCGTTCGATATTCGCGCACAGTATCCAAGGGCGCTGGACGTGCTCCAAAACTGAAACACAGTCGATGTGGTCAAATTTGCCGAACGACTCGGGTAACGGGTTCTCAAGGTCGAAAACAATATCCACCCCAGGTCCGGACTCCAAATCCAGTCCTAGCGCGTAGTCGTACAACTCCCTTCTATCGGGTTTAGTTTTGTACTGCTTACTGCCCACGACCAGAGTGCGTCCGCGCACTCCCTTGCCTGAGAGATAGTCGTCAAGCCAAATCATTGAGGAAGTCCATTAAATAGCGTGACGCTTCGGTGACACTGTAGCGATTGTCTAGAAAGACTCGCTGCACTGTCTGCCTGTGGTACTGACTCGACAGTCGATCAAAGCAATCGTCCAAGTCATCATGGCAATCTGCCCACTCCTCTAACCCTGTTTGGGACTCAAGGTATCCGCACTCACGGGGTCCGACAAAAGGCGTCCCTGACCCGTGGGCGTTGGCCAGTTTGACATTGGACTTCCAATGCCTCTGGGCGTAGCCGTTAAATTCTTTCCCGCGACAGGCGATAACAATATCTACCTCTGACAATGAAGGCGGGTTAATGAGAAAGCCCCATCCTCTGTCGCTACAGGCTTGCGAAATTGGCTCTAGCCATTCCCCGATGTAATTCGGAGAGCCTTCATAGGCTACCGTCTGCACCTGTTCACGAATCGGATTAACCGCGATATCAGGACGATAGTGGTGCGGGAGAACAAGACCGGGAAGGCCAGTATCACAATCATCGCGCATCCTCTGGTTAGGCCAGATAATTCCTGTAGGCTGAAGTAACTTGATTCTTGAGCAGACCCATCCAATCGCCTGCGCTCTGTTCCATGTGGAACAAGTTGGTTGCGGATAAGCGTCGACAATATCCCACACCCACGGCCTGCCACTCTGTCGAATGGTTGAGATTAGCTCGTCACGTAGGCGCTTAACGCCGACGATAACGCTGGACTTTCGGCAGTCTTGAATCGATGCGTTGGGTTTTACTTTCGCGCCGCAGGCTGTGCCTAACTGCTGTCCTCGGATTTTCCAGCTTCCAGAGGTGCCGCCGCCCGTAAACAGTATCAACTGAGCATCCTTGAAAACGCCTCGCCGTTCTCGAATTCACTCAAGCGCCAATTTGCCCACGCCAGCCGTCTGAACATTGCCAAGCGGCTTGCGTCGTCATTTTGTTGCTCTCCAATCCAGTCTTTCATGTAGGAGGTAACGGGGATGCCCCACATCAGCGCCTTGATTGCTGCGCCAGATCCCCATGTGACTACGTGACCGCAATTGGCCAAATCTTTCTCCAATGGGATGCAGTCAAACTGTCCAGGATGTGTCCTTACCCTGCCATGCAATCCCCTGAGCATTTCCACCATCCACTGCTTGGGCATTGCTGTGGGTGGAGTGCCTATGCCTCTTTGGAGTAAAACGACTGTCTCGCCCTCAGTTCTCCAAGGCGCTAACTCAACCCCTAGCGAATCCCATCGGGCATCGTCGCCAATCGGGAAGTTGCCGGAGGTGTTATGCCGCCCTTTAGCCATGTGTAGCCATTGGTCGCCAAGGAACTCATTGCCCCAACAGGCGTTTTCAGACACTAATACGGGTAGCCCTCGGTCTTCAAAGGCGTATGCCGCTTGGTGACATGGGCCTCTGCGGTTCCAGATGACTAGGATGTCCTTTGGCCCTGGCTCGCTCGTCAAATCAGGCACGACCTTGTAACCAAGCCGTTTCAGTCCGGCAACAAATACCCTCTGACGCTCGGATGCGGGATGGCGCAGGTTAAGCCAAGCCCGCATAACGCCTCGTCCAGATCAACAATCGGGAATATCTCTAATTCGGTGTATCTGCTGCAATTCACAATGTCGGCTTCAGGATACACATCCCGCAATCGCTGCCATTGTGTTAGCCACTTGGCACACGTCCCCGCTTTCGGGTTCCTTGTCGGATGTGCTTTGTGGTGATGCGCCCCGTGCTTAACAGAGCAGTCCATTCCCAACATCAGAACCCTGTCTGCGCCTTGGGCTAGGGCGTATTCCACCGCC